CCGCGTCGGTGCTACTCGTTATTGTCAAAGGCTGGCCAACTAGGGAGAAGTCAGTCGCCTCATAGAGCATCGGGACGGGGGAATCGTCATAAATAAGCTGGTAAGCTAGGTCATAGCTCCCGCTCCCAACGTCCAGAACCCTGAGGTTGACAATCGTCGGGAGAACTTCCACCTTACCGTACTTCCAAATGACTGCACCTGCCTTTACTAGCAGGTTTTGATCATTGTCCGAAGCAACGACCTCAACCGAAGAGGGGCCATTGATGCTGAACCCGTAAGGAACAAATACGTACCCTACTTCCTCGACGTTCTTCCCAACGAACGTGTTACCGGTAATGTTTGACTCGGTAACCAGGTTGAAAAAGTCAATCTGATAGGTTTCGGCCGTAGCCGGCAAACGCCGATAAATGGGCCTGCCCTCAGGCACCCACTCAGTTGGCCTACTCTGTAGGCGGTTCACCTCAATGTACTGAGGAGATAGCACATTCAAACGAGTGGGAGCAGTTGTCGTTTGGATTTCGGTTACTACGCCGCCATTTACAGGTGTCAGTTGCTGGCTCATAATCTCAACGTGCCGTCACCGTAAACGGGTGGAGTGTAGGGGTAGGTGGTGCCGGAGTACCAGGAAAGCTGGGGGACTTCAGTCAAGGTCGCCGTGTTTTCCCAGACAAAGGTGGCTTTAGGACGAGAGTTGGTGAACCTTCCGCTGTTTTTAGGGATTACGGTAATTTGAGCAATCCCTAACTTGATGGCGGAAATGTCCCTGCCCAGCTGCGAAAGGATGTCTTCCTCACACAGGTAGCGATCCACGTAGCGAAGTAGGTTGCCTGCGTATTCTTGAATGCGCGCGGTGTTTCCTACTGTGGTGTTTGTCCAGTTTACCACGGTGTCTGAAGGAGTAAACGCCCTCATTACGCGGTAAAGGTTACGGCCATCTTCGGAAAGTACGGTGTCCTCAGAGTACACTACGTAGGCTGGATCGAAATACGGAATGTAGTCGATTGACTCAAATTGAGCGGGGAGATACTTTTCTGTCTCCACGAAAACACCATTCTCGATGTAAATGTAAAACTCAAAGAGAGGATGTACGTTCGTAGTGGCAGTGTAAGAAATGACCTGGGAGCCTTGGCGGAAGAAAGTCCGGTCCCCTCTGAAAAAGCGGAACATGCGAGTGGGTTTATTTACAGCACCCGAAGCGATGTTTTGAACCAAGCTGTTGTACTGACTGCTATTGGCGTACAAAGGGAAGATTAGGTTTTGACCGAGCAGAATCTGGGCGTCTGTGCTATCGGGTGTAAAGTATTTGGCAGCTATGTAATACTCCGGAGTGGCCGAGCTGTCGCTCCGGTACTCCAGGTAGGTCGTCGCCGGGAACCGAGGCTTGTACTTGTACACTGGTAGGCCTGCGTCGCCATTTTGTACTAAAACTTCAGAGACTATTTCTTGCTCAACAAGCTCATCGAAATAGACGCTTGTCGTTCTGCCGTTGGGCTCATACGTGAAACTTTTTACAACGTATGCATACTTGTTGACGACGCCAAGGCGAACATCCACATAGTTGTAGAAGGGGTCAGCCACAGGGTTAGGTCCTGAACCTATTTGAGGTGTGTAAACCCAGGTCCCTGCTGCATAGGTAAGTCCTTCTTCCAGCTGTTGCGGAACTATTGACGCTCCTATTAGTGACTGAGCAGATGCGCCAGTGATGTTGTTGGTGGGAGGTTGCAGAGTGAAGTTCTGAGCGACCACCCAGATGAAAGCCCCTGGGCGCTTGTTAAGAGGGATGATTGATGTCGGGTCAGGAATAAACTGGCCGTCGCCAGACACATAGTCATACTCAACGACCTGGGGGGAGTACAAAGAGCCCACTGTGGCCACGTAAGAGTTGTTGACGACCCACGGTGAATAGGTGAGGACTCCGGAAATTTTCCCTGCAGCAATTAAAGTAGCGACTTCCACTTGAGTTCCAATTGTCAGGTTCTCAAGGATGGCATGAAGCTCACCGTCGCCGCCGAAAGCCGGATCCCAATAACCGATTTGACCTTTTAGGTAGTCTCCGGGAACCAGAGTCTTGATCTGCTGGAGGGCCAGGTTTCCGTATATGGTTTGGTCTTTCTTCTCAATCGAGTAAGGAGTAAACCCCGTAACAACCGGGTAGTAGATTGGGACCGGGAGTGTGGTTTCTACCAAGTCGTTGACTTGGAGCAATGTTGAGGTCGGCTCAAAACCGTACACGTTGGTGTAAGTGGCAGCTGCCGGTTCCAGGAGGGGCGGAGTGTTGTATGCTGCGCTACTCTCGACGCTGGGGTCAATGAACCGCGTAGTGGACGGGAAAGTGGAATAGAAAGCTGCGTCCACGTCACTAACTGACGGGTCGGTTGTCGCCGGAAAAACGTTCCCGGGGCGCAAAATCTCAAACAACCTGTCTCGGAAGTTGAGGGAAGTATCCTTGAGGTTCGCCGGGTCTGTGGCTCCGAACGCACCATTAGCGTCGACCTCTACCGTCAGGTCATACTGCACTTGACTGAGAGTTATCGGGTACAGGTGCCCCTGGTTTTCAACCGGGACAGAATAATTCACAACGTTTTGTCCCCGCTCAAGTTGGCTCTTGTTAAGCTCAACGCCGTCGGGACCCAACACAAAGAACGACACCTGGCCATTCGGTTTCAGGTAGTCTGTAAGGTAGTTGTAAGTGCCTTGGTTTGGGCGATTAGGCTGAACGGAAGTTTGAGTTCCGATGCCGTAAAAATCCGTAAAGAAGTCTTGCCAGTCTTCTGCGCTGACTGGGTTGCGACGACGAATCAGAGTGAAAAAACGTTCCTGAACTTCCTGGTAAGTTTCAACGTCGCTGCCGCCAGTTGCCGGTTGGGGGTTGGTTACGGTTAGACCGTCAACGTTGTTGGCCGACGTTCCTGTAATTGAATTGGCGGGAGCGTTATAGACGGACCCCACATATTGGGATGCCACGGTGGCGTATGCCAGGTTCTCTCCCGCGGGGATGGAGACATCTGCATCCGTAATGAATGTGAAGCTCTCCCCTCCGGTCAAGTCGGAGTCGGTACTGAAGGCAGTGCCGGCAGGAATGGTAGTTACCGTGTCTGACGGGGGTACAGTCAGGGCCAAACGGGCTACAGCAGGCGTGCCGAGGCGACGCATGGCGCCAAGAAACGGGCCGAGCCACTCGATCAGGATGGATTGAGGTAACTGGTTAGCCCAAAACAGGAACTCACCTTGAGCGAAGGCTTGGCCTTCAATTAGGGCAGCAAGGGGGTTACCTGCCGAAAAGTCGTTAAGGGTTTGACCGGAAGCCTGGTAAACACGCTGCGACGCAGCTTGAACGAGTTCTGCCTCGTTGCGGGGGTCAATATCTACTGAGGGGAGGGGCGCATACCGTGCCATTTTTTACTCCCTTAAAGCGGACATACAGTGTCGGAGTTGCCAGCTCCTACGCTATAGTTAGTGCAAGTCGGGTTGGAGCCAGAGTAGTACACGCCGTTGTCGATCTCCAGGGTGTCCAGCAGGTACTCAGTCCACTGCACCAGGACTTCCTTGGTGATGATGTCCGCCTCGTCCAGAGCGTTGAGCTTTTGAGGAACTGTGGGACTGGGGAAACCACCGGCGTAGCTGTATTTGTCGTTCGTCGTATAGCTCTTGGGGGCGTTATTGCGAATGTTCACAGGGTTGCCCGCTACTAGCGGATCGTACCCGAAATTCCAAATACCGGTAACAACCTTGTCCCCACTGATCGGAGCGCCACTTACGAGCAACCCGCCAGCCGTCATTTCAGGCTGAGGTGTGGTCAGGGTTACATAGGCCGAATCCAACCCGTTCGGTCCAGTGCGAACGAGTGAGTTTAGGCCGAGGGGCGGATAGTGATGGTCTAAATCTTGACCGTCAAAATAAATCTGTTGGAATCCATTCAGGAACTGCGAGGTGACAATCACTCCTGAACTGAAGGTGGTCTTACTCATACCCTGACGGACCAGTCATTTCGTTATTTACTTTTACCCTTACCGGCAATCCACGGTGGGGGGAGGGGAGTTTTCGACCTCTTGCGTACGATGTTACCCTCTTCATCATAGCGGTGGTACCAAGCCATCCCTTTGTTGCGGGGTCCCTGTACTGCCCCACCGAGCCGGGAGGTCTCCCTTAATTTACCCGAGTCCCGAGTAACAGCGCCACCCTTCTTGCCCCCTTGGCTACAGGTCTCAAATGTTTTCACACCCGGAGCGTGAATACCTAACTCCTCGTCCCTAGCTTTAGCACCCCCCACTCGTCCATTTTCAACCCTCTCTTCACGTGTTAGCCCATAGATGCCAACACCCTGTTGCCTAATTGCCTCTGTTCCTCGCAGGCCCCCGAGAACCTTGGCCTCTCTCGGTTGACTTCTAACCCCAATGCGTCCTGCCTCTACCTGGGCATTCCCGATCCGGTTGCTCTCTGCCCACCACTCCGTACCACCGAACTCACAAACCACCCACCCACCTTCGATCAAAAACTCACCAATATCGCCAAAAGTCACTGGAGCGGGATGCTCACAGACACGGTAAGGCACGAATCGGTTGTTCTTACTCTTGTTGTAAGACTCGTCGGCGATAATCTCGTTGTAATCGTTCTCTAGACCAGAGACAAACTTGCTCTTACGGGGATCAATGTGCTCTAAGTTTACCATAGCGTAACCTGCTCTGGCATCATTATAGTGCCAATCCAAAGCAGTAAACTACATAAAAAAAGACCCCCGCCGAAGCGAGGGCCCAAGAGAGTAAATTCCCAGTAATTGAAAGCTTATGTGCGCTCCCAATAATTTACGGTAAACTCGACCTCGATGGTCTGCACATCGCCGCTCTCGCGATCGACGTCAGCCGTAGTGATGCTCACAAACTGACACTCGTAGCAAATGTACTGGCCAGAGTTGGTCTGGTAACCAGAGAAGGCTTGAGTGTAGCTGCCATCACAAGAAGTCGGAGTGACGGTGACTGTAATCGGATTACAGTTGTAGTCGAGCCAGAACTGCTCGAGCTGCTTGAAGATGTTGGGGTCGTACGGAGCAGTCAGAGTTACATTGTCTGCTGTACGGGGGCCCACAACGTGGTACAGACGGTTGCCTGTGCCAT